CGCATGACACTAAACTGCATATCGAAGATGAAATTCTGTCCAATCTTTTGAATGGTAGAGTCTTCCAATATACCTGCAATCGCGCCCCATATAGCAACCTCTTCTGCCTCTGACCACTTAATAGGTTGATGATATAAAGGGACAACAAACGCATGATTGTCTTTATGCGTGAAACCAATACAGGACATTTCATGATTCATTACCTCGATATCAATAGAGAGAAGTTTATATTTTCGCATGGCTTCTAAGCCACTCATTACTTGTTCAAATGTTTCAGGTATATCTATGAATACTTCTTCCCATGTAACCTCAGGATTATGAGAGTGCATCTTAGCTTTTCTAAAGTCACTCGTTATAAAGTGTCGATAGATATAGTTACCACGCATGGCTGCTATCGGATTGATAGTTGGAAGAACCTTTCTACCATTGAGAGCAGACTCAAATATATATCCACGGAGTTTGAGTATCTTTCCTATAGGGCCTAGTAGTGCAACAGTTGCAGCATTACCAAGAGTTACTATTATATTAGCATCAACATCTTCAAGTTCTTTAAGAAGGATTTCTTGATGCTTCTCTCCGAGAGTAGTAAGCTTCCCAGTCTTTTCATTATAGTACTTATGCATACTGGTAACTTTTTCTTTAATGAAAGATGTTATATATAGTTCACCTCGTATGAGGCCAGCGCCATGAAGGCACTGCTCAAGTATCCTACCTGGAGGACCGACAAACAATTTACCTGCGTTCATTTCCCATGCAGATGCAGCTTCACCAATGAGACAGATTTTACTTTCAGTATCTCCGTCAGCTTCGAGTGCTTGTTTACTTGGTACTTGAAGAAACATTATCTCCCTCCCGCCGAATGGTAGCATTTATTTCTGGTAAGTATAAGACAGGCTTACCTAAGTCATTAACAAACTCTATCTCTTTAGCTACACCACCAGAGAACTGCCAACCATGAAGCATAAGAACGATAAGCATATCACAGCGCTCAAGATAGAATTTATCTACTTCTTCCCATGCTGCGTAGCCCGTTCGCATTGAAGCTTCGATAGCAATAGGGTGCGTATGAGATATAGGACTATATAATATATTGCCAGCTTGTATTAACTGTCCTGCTACTTTACTAACAGCACGGAAACGCGCAAGAGATACTTCCTTATTCTCATGTGAGTATGGACAAGCAAGATATATAAAAGGTTTCTCTACTACTTTAATCTCGTTCATTTTTTTCTATCTCCAGCATGAAGTGGTCTTTATTCTCTTTGTTCAATTCAAAGCCAAAGCCATTCATATCTTCTGCGTATAGTGCTCGCAGTGTTGTACCACTCCCAAGGAAAGGTACGAGACAAGTACAGCCTGGATATTCAAATGTTACCAGTATTTCTTTTATAAGTTCTATGGGTCTTTGGGTAGGGTGGTACTTTTTCCCAGCTGGGACAGGTTTAAAAGCAAAGACGTTGCTCCTTCCTTTCTTACGAATCGTAGGACTACCTTTGCGCGCAATGAAGAAGGTTTCATAAGCTCTTGCAAGATATAAGTTAGGGCTATTTGTTTGTCCCGTACCCTCACTATCCTCGTCACCTTTAAGCCAGATTCCAGGAATATCATCCACCTTAAATCCTGCATCGAGGAGAGCAGCTTTTGTTTCTGTGAACCAAGTAGGCCCGAACCAGAAGATGCACCAAGCATCTGGAGCTGCTTTAACGTACAATACTTCGCACAATCGTTTAAGGAAAGATGGATAGTTGTCCTTAGAGATTTCTTTATATCGGTCAAGATCGACATTAGTTATTCCTTCCTTCTTCTTTAAGTCCGCTAAGTCAATAGCATACGGAGGGTCTACTTCAATAATAGTTATGTGTTCATTACGTGATAGATTAATCATACCTTCTATGCAATCACTTATAATGAAGTCTTGCTCCCCCCGTTTTAAAGCTACAGATACATTCTCATCAGTTTCAGTCTGATACATATCTGATTCCATCTTACCTATTCGAGATATTTGTTCCTCTCGTTTCTCTTTTACTTCCTCTGATTCATCTACCTGACGTAAGAATTTGAGTACGTCTTTCTTCTTCTTTATCTTTGCAAGGTCAGGTACATCTTCAAGAGCTTGAGCAAGTTTAAGACTTTCAGATACACCACCGATACTACGCTTAAGCATATCAGCAGTCTTTCTACCACTCCACTCATCGCCATGTTTCTCAGTTTGAAGTTTATGAATTTCTTTAGTTAGGTTTACTTCTTCCTGCCATGTTAAATCTTCACGCTCAATGTTCTCAAAGAGTTCACACTCACGTAGGTCAAGTTCATCAGTTGTATTACGAATTATAGCAGGGATAGATACATGCACCCCTTCAAGTTTAAGCATCGCTGCCGCAGTATATCGTCTACCACCAGCAACGAGTTCAAGATTCTTATTAACAGTTATCGGTTGAATAATTCCTTTGTTCTTTATAGACTCTTTAAGAGACTCCATATTCTTATATTCTTTTCTAAAGCGAGTACCAACTTGTATCTCTTTAATATCAAGTATACGTAGGTCTTGACTCATTACATACTCTCCATAAGTTTAGCTATCTGTGCTGGGGTTAAACCTCTGAGGAGGTCATTGATTTGTTTATTCTGTTTCTTTTTCTTGGGGGCAGTTACTTTCTTTTTCCTTATGGCAAGTGCAGGCCTAGCGACATACTTATTATGTCTAACTTTCTGAATTAGGGATAGCTGTTCTTCCTCTGACATAGCAGAGAACGGCTTCATTATTTCAAAGAGCTGTCTACTCATGGTCAGCTATACCACCATCATCAGGCTTTGCATCTTCACTATCCGCACTGGTGTTCACCGACTGAACGGTAGAGGGTACAACGATAGCCAACTTTACTTCACCTTGAAGGATATGATGCACCATTATAGCACCACGTTCATCAACTGCATCAACTAAAGCTTCAAGAAGTTTACGCATAACTTCAGCTTGTGTTCCCCAAGGAATACATTTCTTTATTCTCTTATCTAACTCAATAGATATCTCAGCATTAAATCTTTTAATTCCGTCTTCCACAGACATTTTAGTTCTCCGATTTTGTGTAAGTTAAATTAAAGAGGGCTTCTCCCTCGGCCTGCAAACCTCCACAGAATATAACAGGAAGGTAAGGTATTATCAAGACAAAAGAGAAGCCATATTACTATGCTGCTAACTTAGGAACTTTCAATGTGTTCCGGAAAGCAGGCGGTGCATCAGGGTCGTCCTGTTCGATTTCTTCTTTAGATAAGAAACCTTTAAAGGACACACCAAATAACTCATCAGTGTCCAACCCATTAGATACATCAATACCTGCGAGGGTAAAGAATCGAGCAGCCATTAGAAGCTTAAACTTAGCTGTCTTTTCTTCATCATCTTCATCAGGAAGAGATACATAATGGTAAACTAATGAAGCATCAGGGTGACCTTCAATTTCAATACCAAGAGTAATCATTGGCTTACCTTTCTTACTAGGTTCTTCACTAACTGTAGCAACGACTAAGTCATAGTTATTTTCGTCAACTGCTTCAGCTTCTTTTGCTTCACCTATACCATTCATTTCAATAAAGCTCATGCTCTATCTCCTTTCTTTAGTTAAAATTAACTTACTTTTGTTCTTAGCTAAGAACGTTATTCTGCACTGGCGCTAAGGGAGTTATATATAAACTCCTTCATATCCTTTGCAAAACCCTCTTCCACATAGACACCTGTGCTTTCAATAAAAGTTACACAAGCGTTTGTAGATTCTTCTGCTACAGCTTTAAGGGCTGTAGTTAATAAACTTACTGCTTTCTTTTTAGCCATGGTATTCTCCTTCTGTTAATTATAAAAGTGTATCAATCATCGCCGCAGTTACAATAGCTATAGCTGCTGCTTGTCTACTCTTGATAGGAGTAAGAACCATAATAGACTGTAGGTACACTTGACCTCTAGTCTTTATACCATCTACCATCTTATCATGATTCTTATTAGTATACATATCAAGAATGTTTATATAACCTTCAACATCTCTGTATGCGTTCCATTCAGAATCCTTTACAAACTCAGTCTTATCAGACATTATAATATCCCCTCACGTTTTAACAACCCACCTAAGCCTTGGCCAAGAGGGTCTTTAGTAAAGTCAATATCTACGTTCTCCATAAACGCAGCATGTTTCATACTAGACCGTACTATAGCAGAGGAACGGTCTGGCTTTGTTTGAACATTATAGTTTACATTCCCTTTACTATCTGCATCTACATGAAAGATGAGAGTCTCAGAAAATAGGAGAGGTATCTTAGTCTTCAAGCGGCCAGTCATAAGAGGCTGATTGAATATACGTTTAGTTAGTTGGTCTTGTTTCATCTCAATATGACCAGTGATATAGATTATCTTACCGAGACTAGTTAATGTACGCATGATGTTCTGGAAGGCTAACATCTGAGGACCATAGTCATCTTGCTGAGGCCATTGTCCACCCCTGCCATTGATTGCCAGCACTCCGTCCATTATCATATCGAGGAGAGTAGTACATGAATCAAGAGCTATGATATCATAGTCGTCAAAGAAGTTTTCAGCTATTTTCTTTTCAAAGTCTCCTTCCCATGCACGATAGAGTTCAGCACCTTTATTCTTCTTAGGATTAACGCCTGCTCTTTTCTGCCCTTCTTTGGACATTGAGGTTAGCTTGAGGGAGAGGTCGTCAGGTAGGTACTCCTCATAATCTACATCATACCCTTGTAAAGATAGTAAAGCATTAGGGTCAAAGCAATAGATAAACTTTTTTCCTGGGAGTGTTAAGAGTTGAGATGTTTTCCCAACGCCAGCACCTCCAAGTGCAAGTATTCTAGGACTTATCTTCTTCGTCTGAGTTTTCGCATTTGGCATCTTTAGTTTTCCTTTTACAGTTTTGTATATGTTCTTCAAGTATAAGACCAAGGTGATGGACTATACTATTAACCTTTCTACCACTACCATCAGGTATTAAATAAAAACCTTTAAGGTCAAAGGTATCTTTCATATCAGTTATTATCTTTTCTATAGACTCCCCAGCTTTGAGTTGCTTAGCATAGGAAGTCATAAGAGAAGGCAGCCAATAAAAACTTTTCATATCCTTGCTATTAACAAAGAAAGCGTGAGGATTTTCTAATCCTACAACAGTAAAGTATAAAGCATGGTCACTTACTTCTTGTACTTTAATCTTATAAGTGCGACTGTTTGTTATCTTTACTATCGTCATTCTTAATAGGTTCCTTTCTCTCATTCCAAAGAGTTATGGCATTTCCCTCAGCATCATTACTATCAGGAAAAAACTGAGGCCCTATACAGCCACAAGAAAGGCATGATATAGCTATCATAGCTGCCCCATCAATAGTCACCCTTCGTTTGGAAACTATATCAGCTCCACAAAAAGGACAGTTAGCTAAGAGGTTCATGAGTTATAGGAACCTCAGCGTTAGCAGTCTTCTTATCCATTTGCTGTTGAATAGATGCATCTAAATATTTTTGCTGGTCATGCATTATAACCTCAGCAATCTTATTAGCAGCTTCCAGTATTTTATCTACTGAGTAACCTGAAACTTCTTTATTTCTCAACGCATTACTATGCCCAGTTAAAAGAGCATTTATTTGAGCAATCTTTTCACTTGTACCGTCCATTATAGTTCTCCTGTTATTTATCAGTTGTTAAAATCTTTGTACCTTCTGGAGCCATACCAATCTTCTCTAGCTCAAGCACATCGAAAGGACTCCAGTGTTCTTCTTTGTATCCCAATGGTGGCTCTGTTTCAAGCTCTGGATTAGGTATCATCTTACATACATCTCGGAGAGAACAACCAGCGAAATGATTACAAGAGCCTGTGTTCTTAGGAAAGACTGGCATGTAGCCCAGC